CTGTATCTTTATCGACTAAATAATGGATGGCTATAAAGTTTCGTACATTATTACAAATAGCAGCCCATTGTTCATTATACCTAGTAATAACTTTTTCATTATAATTATGAAGATGATGGCATAATAAAAAAGCTTGGTGTAAAGAAACACTAATTGAACTAGCTTCTAATGGTTCTGCAAAAATAGCACTTAATCCAATTGCAACACAATTTTTAACCCAACATTTATCTAAAGCACCATCTTGAAACTTAATGTTCTTGGCAACCTCAATAGGGTGTCCTAAAGTTTTTTCAACTTCGGCTTTGGCTTGATCTTTATTGATGTAGTTATTGTTAAAAACATAACCATTTCCCCATCGCCCATAAGTTGGTATTCGCCACATCCATCCAGCATCCATCGCTTGTGATAAAGTCCAGCAATTATAATTATCCGTATCTGGAGTTTGAAAAGCAATAGCCTCATTCATGAGAAGATTAAAAGACTTCCATTTCGTATTGAGTTTAGAAATAAGAAGTTTTTTAAATCCGGTACAATCAATATAAAAATCTGCTGTATAGGTTTGCTTCTGCCCTTTAAGACTTTCTATTTTATCGGTAACCTTAACATCTTCAATAAGATCTTCTGTGAACCTAATCTTTTTTTCTTTACATTTTTTAACTAAAAAATCATTAAGTTTTAAAGTATTAAAATGATATTGATTAACTTGGGAATCAGTAGCTACACGATTATTCCACATAAGCGGAGATAACATATCTTGGAATGAAGTTCCTTGACTAATATGATAAGCATAATACAATTCATATTGCCCTACTGTATATCTTTGATCTCCGTCAACAAAATGAAAATAAGGTTTTGAAGTCCAATCTTTAAACATAACTCCAAATTTAAATGTAGCATCGGTTTCTTGGATCAACTCTTTTTGTGTAATGCCACACATTTGCATAAAATCTGACCAATGTTCAGTGGTGCCTTCTCCAACACCTATAATACCAATTTGATTAGATTTTATAATTTCAATATCGATAGATTCGAATCTTGTTTTTAAAATTAAAGCAGTCGTTAAACCAGCAGTTCCCCCTCCTACTATAATAATTTTTTTAAGATGAGCCATAATGAAATTTTATATTACCAGCAACAGAAATACGAGTAACATTAGATTTAAATGGCATAACTTCATGTCTTAATTTAGATGGAAAAACCATTAAGACATCGTCTGCGGGTATAAAATCTCTAATTGTTCTAACTAAATCCTGCTCTTCACCATAGAAAAAAGAAATACCACCTGGTCTATTAGATTTAGTTATATCTTTTTTCCCTTCATTAATTATAGCCTTGGGTATTTTAATCCAATGAACAAACGAAAGATCGCAATTTGTATGAGTATGCATTGGGTTCATTTCGTTTTTTTTTTGAAAATTAATCCAAATAGATTGTGCAGATACTCCTTGTATAGATAATTTCTCACCAGAAGTTTTTTCATAACCTTCTATCCAAGAATTGATAAAGGGATAATAACCCTCAAGAACCCAAGGATCGTTTTTAGTATCATAAAGAAGTTCAGTTTTAATTTTACCTGCTAAATTTGTAGCATGAGATATTTTTAATTTTTTACCCTGCTTTAACATTCGATTGCTAAATTCTTGATCTATATTAAATTTTGCTAAATAAGGACCAAAAAAAACATGTTCATGGGGAATCATATTAATAGTTATACCATCCTGTTACAATATATTTAATATTTTTTGTAGATGGAATACCTCTATGAGTATGTGTCCAAGTGGCAGGAAAGATTATTGTCTTACCTTTTTTAGGTTTGATTTTAGTTTTTTGATAATAAAATTCTGTTTCACCCTTATCTTTAACATCATTAAGATATGTTGAAAAAACTAAATGCCGAGTAATACTTCCTACTGATCCATTGTTTTCAAAATGCCAACCATAATACCCTTCACCGGGTTCATATTTATGTATTTTAAATGCAGATATATTCCAAGATTTATGATTTTTATCTGCGTAAATATATTTTTTTTTATACTTTGTATTTATTTTTGCTAGTTCTAATAAATATGCGTGAGCTTCAGGAATGTTAGGATCAAGTAGCACTTCTTTATCTTTTTTAATTTTTTCATTAATTATTGATCCATCTTGATGGCCCACTTCACCATGTCTTTTATTTGGTGATCGTTCATAAAAATCAATTAAATTATCACAAACTTTCTTATTAATATAATCTGAATAAATAAAATTATCTTTCATACAAATGGATTTCCTAAATGCCATGAAACTAATGAATAACGTATACCTTGTGTTACTGACTTTACTCTATGCCATAAAAAAGAAGGAAAAACAATTAGAGTTCCTTTGTTTTTTAATTCTTTACAAGTAACAATATTATTACTTAATTCGTTATTTTTAAAATTAAACTGTAAATTTCCACCTTTATATTGAGAAGGATCAGATAACAATACAATAGAAGATAATTTTCTAATCTTACCTTTAGAAGGGCCCTCCTTTGTAAAAGGAGCAACATCACTATCTACATGCCAACCATAATATTGACCTTTTTTATATTTAGTAAATTGACATGATTCTGACCAATCCCATTGAAAATTCCAACCAGCATTCTTATTAGCTAAATGAATATAAGGATGAATTTCTTTATAAATCCAGTGATCGTTTAACCAAACAACGTGAGATTTTCTTTTTTTATATAATTGTTTTATATCTTTTCTATTTAAATCAGAAGGATTTTTTTTAGTTCCACCTACAGTTCCTAAATTATCTTTATGGGCAAGTGCATATTTAATAATATGGTCACAAATTCGTGAGGGTACTGCTGAATCAAAATACCAAAATTTATTATTTAATACCATTGTGATTTATTTCCAAAGTCAGTATCTTCAAAAGGGGAACGATAGGCTGAGATATGTGTGTAGCCCAGCTGCTTTGCAATCCAAACTCGCTGCCTACCAACTTGTACAAATAGTTTATCTGGTCGATCTTTTTCATTTGATCGTACAACAATTGGATAAATTAAACCATTCTTTTGAATATCTTTCTGAAGATTTGTTAGAATTGGAGTATCTACAGTGCTGGGTTCATCCCACACTAGATCCTTGATTGCATATTCATGGTAGCGTTCAGGAAACTTATTTTGGTTCGCTCTTAAAATATTATTCATTAAAAATAGTTAATATTTAATACAATTTTTTGTTTAGCATCCGTCTGGGTTATAGCGGAATGTTGTGTTTGAGAATCAAAAATAACTATTTGGTTTTCTTTACAAGATACTTTTTTATTAGGATTTTTAAATTGAGTTCCTCCATTACAATCAGTTATATATAAAATTGCAGTTTTACATTCAAAAGGATAATCGGTGTGATAACTACACTGATATGTTTTTGGATTTCTAACATCCAAATTTGCTCTTATTCTTATAATAGCTTTACTTTCTAGTTTTTGAATAATGGGCTTAACAAGTTTAAAAGCACTAGATGTAATTTCGTTATTATTAAAAAAACAATGATTAAACCATTCCTTATCAGTTTTAATATCTGTTTTAGGATGGTAATGCCATTCAATATTTTCGGATATTAAAAAACTTTTTAAAGCATTAAAATCTTCTGGTTCTAAAAAATTTTTTATAACTTTAAACATACTCACAAACTGTAGTTAGAATAACATTTAATTTTTTTTCTTTGTTTTGAGTTATGTAATATCTTTGTGTAGAAGGAAAAATAACAAACTTATTATTTTTTAGTGGGATATGTTTAGTTCTATTTTTTCTTCTATTATCATCATACTCAATAACTAATTCACAATTTTCATCTACAATATCAATGCCATAAACAATAACATAATCTGGAGAATGTCTTAAATCTACTGGATCAACTTGAAGTCTATTTAAAGAACTTTCATGATTAGCATAAATGTTCCCCCAAGTTTTAATAAGTATTAAAGTCTTTTTAAATTCTGTTTGAAAATGATCTCTTACATAATCATGAAACCATTGAAGGGGTATTGAAAAAGGTACAGCATAATCATGATATGCGGGAATAACAGAATTATCATTAAGCCGTCTTTGATGGGCGACACTATCTAATATATCCTGTTTAATTTTATTGCGATCAATATTAATACCTTTAACAAGGTCAAAGGTAACATCAATGTGACTTAAAATAATCTGATTCATATTTCTTTATAATATTTACTGGTAAATATTCCTCTACTTTATAACTAATTTTTTTGATTTTATCCACCTTAATAAAATGTAAAGGCGCCGATAATACTGGGTCGTTATAAGAAATACCATTAATATTTAATTGATCTAAATCAACAAATCGATGACCCCATAATGGAATATTTAAAAATTGATATACTTTTTTAACCGTATCTTTATATTCTTCAGTTAACTGATTATAATGAATAATTAAACAATTTTCTTTTTTTAAAGCCTTATATGAAAGAATAGCTTTTCCAACCATACCCTCATCTGCCATCAGTTCATCACATCTTTTTTCTATATTACGAGGTTTTTCAATTTTAATAAAAGAGGCTAGAATTTCTAAAACAGGTCTAACCAGTATAATAAACTTTAAGTCAAAATTTAAAGCTTTAAGAAATTCTAGATTACAAGGAGTTCCCCAATAAGATCGATCTATTATATAGGGAGCTTTCCAATCTTGATAGTAATTATTAAAGATATTATGAATAACATTATCTAATGATTTAGAATCAGGGAAATTTTTAAAGATTAAACTTTGATATAAAGGTTTAAGAGCTAAAAATATTTCAGGAAGCAAACTATTAGCTGTTACTTGAATATTAGGATTTTGATTTAATATACTCGCTAATAATGTATTTCCGCATCTTGGTAACCCAGCAAGAAAAAAATACTTTTTCACAGTATAATAGCACGATAAATTGGCTCTTGAGGATCATCAATACTATGCTTAAAACTTCTGTATCCTGCTTCCGTGATTAAATCAAATGCTATTACATATCTTTCTTTTTCTTTTAACTCTGGTACAAAATGAGGAATAGAAGAAGGAAATATTTTAATAGATGCTTCTGCATTAGGTAACCACAATAGTCCATATTCAGAATATAAATAAGGCAACATAATACCTAAAGGTAAATTACTAGGTGAAAGAACAACTTGTCCAGTTAAAAAAGCATTTGAATGTATTGCATGATTATGTAATTTTAAAGCTTGTTTTTGTTTTTGTGGGCATAACCACCCATTAATATAAATAGGTTCAGGTACCGTAATATTAAGAACTTTTAAATAATTAATTAAATTTTTTTTAATTTCTTTTTGTAATTGTTTAATATTCTTTAAAGCCCATGTAAAAATATTATAGGTTTTCCAAAACTCATTAGTACCCCCATAACCTTCTTCTTCTTGATATAGATACTTTTTCTTTTTAATTTCTTTTAGAAGTTTTCTGTTTAAAGAAATAGGTATACGACTTTCCCAAAATGGAAAGTCAAAACTTGGTGCAAACTTATTGTTAGGGGGAAATGATTGAAATCGTAAAAGATTTTTATTATTAGTATTAACTCTATAGATTGAATTTTTAAGACTTCTAGTTTTTAATTCCACAAAAAAATTATTCTATTAAATCCCAAGCCCCTGTTGATTCGTTCCATTCATACCTTTTATTTGCTGCTTTTTCTTCCGCCGTAATACTAGGTTTTACCACGGGAGGTTCCCAATCACAAGTAGTTTCATTTAAAGTCCAAGAAGGATAGGGTTGTGTTTTGTAAAAGGCATCTCGAACTTCATCATAAATATACCCGATACGAGCATAATTTTTTCTAAAAGGTGTTCCACCTAGTTTATGTTGATTTTCAAATGTGTTATATGAAGTTCTTTTCCACATGGAAGCATCCCATCCATGTATTCGTTGTAAAAATTGTTGTCCTACAGTTTCATCTTCAACACCATCTGCATTTTGACAATCGGCATCAGCAACTACATGGACTCCAACTACTTTTCCATTTATTCCTAATTTTGCAAAATGTGCCATATATCTCCTATGCTGCGTATGATCCGTCAGATGTGAAAGTATGAATTGTATCTGTTCCACTTGTTGTAACGGTACCTGAAGTTGATGTTGAAGCAGAAGTTTCTCTTCGAAGAATAACTATTCCTGATCCACCAGCTGCTCCTGCTGTACTCCCACCTCCAGCGCCCCCACCTGTATTGGCAGTACCAGCGCCTGCCATTGAACTTCCTCCACCACCAGTTCCTCCTGTAGCAGTTGTATTTTGTCCTGCACCAGCTCCACCGCCACCTCTCGTAACGTCTGTTCCTGAAATTGTAGAAGGTAATCCATTTCCTCCTCCAGCCGCAGCAGATGGACTTGCACCGCTGCCTCCAGCACCAGCACCGCCACCACCTGAAGCAGCATGATCGGGTGAGCCATAAGTACCTGCTCCACCATTGTTTCCTTGTGGTGGACTAACAGGAGGTTCATTACCTGTTCCACCTGTTGTGCCTCCGCCAGCACCAGATCCACCATTAGCACCTGTTTTACCAGGGCCATGATAACGTCCACCTCCGCCTCCAGCAGAAGTGATTGTAGAAAAAATTGATGAACCCCCCTGACCAGCATCGTCATTAGGATCTGACGTTCCAGCCCCACCGGCTCCAACTGTAATTGGATAAGTTGTACCTTGTTGTACTGTATATGATTTTGTAGCAACTGTTCGATAACCACCAGCACCGCCACCTGATCCATGCCCTTTGGCTGATCCACCCCCACCAGCGATAACTAAATATTGAATATCATATGGTACTGATAGAGCTGCCGTTCCTATATTAGCATCATCAACTACAAGCCATCCTTGTGTTGAATCAATATAAGTTATTGTAACAGCAGCTCTTTCTTCTGAAATTGCATGACTAGATGTTGAACCTTTAATTTTAGATCCATCTGGATCAAGTGTAATATTATTAGTATCTGCTGTTCCTGCATAATCAACAACACCAATTATATCTCCTGCAGTTGGAGATGGTAAAGTTACTGTAATTGCTCCACCTGTTGTATTAACAAAATATCCACTACCAGCTTCTGCAGTAAAACCTGATGTCTTAACTGAATCCGACCAAGTTACACCACCACCAGCGGCGGCAGCCGCAATAACTCCTGAGGCTCTATATATGTTATCTCCTACGGGTCCACTCATAAATTTAATCTCCTATAATGTTTGATCTAAATAACTAATAACAATATCAACATTAGCTGAACTAGCTGTTTTAGCTGAAAGTACATCAGTTGCTTCTAGCACAATTCTTGTTGTATGTTCAAAAGTTGCATTAGCAGCTAGCGCTTGATCAGAATAAATTTCAAAATCATCAGCCCCTGCATCATCTCGAATATAAAGATCGAAAGTCTCTGCCGCTCCAGCAGTTTCACAAACTGATAGATTAAGCACCGTATAAGTGTGTCCAGATGCTACCGTAAGTAGATCATTTTCAGAATTTGTAACTCCTGCTACTAACTTGACTTTCATTACTTCACTTGCCATATTTTTCTCCTATTAAAATCCCATTATAAAAGCTTTGCCAGTCGTTGATAGACTTGGATTCCATGCTGTGGCTACCTGTACGTTGCCATTAGCATCTACTAAAATCATCTGTTCTTCTGCTACTTCAATTTCCACTTGATTAGTAGTAGAAGGACTGATTATATCTGTTTTTAATTCTGTTGCCATGTTTTTCTCTCATTAAATATCATATTTAAAACCCCATTACCAATGATTTACCTGTAGAGGACACAGAAGGGTTCATTGAACCTTCAATTACTACAACTCCAGTTCCATTTGGAGTTAAAGTAATTGGTTGATTAGCAGCATCAGTAATTGTAATAGTTCCTGAAGCTGTACCACTATTTGTACTAAGAACTAAATCTGTTGTACCACCAGTAGTTACAGTTAAAGTTCCAGCACCATTGGAAGTTAAGGTTGCTGCTGCTGCAGCATCCCCCACTTTTACGGTATCTGCTCCTAAAACAACATCTCCAGTTCCATTTGGAACAATATCAATATCGGCGTTAGAAGTGGAAACTATATCCTGTCCATTGACATCTAAATTTCCGCCAAGTTGAGGTGTTGTATCTTCAACAACATTGGCTATGGCTCCTACGGGTGTTCCTGATGCATTTAAATAAACTGCTTTGGATGCAGGTAAAGTACAAAATACATCTTTAGTACCAGCTGAAAAATCAACTGCTGAATCTGAATTAGAACTTGTTATGACTGTAGTTCTCGCAAGAGTATCCGTACTTGCATCGGTTACTGTTCCAAGTCCAACTTCCCATTCATCCTCTCCTTGGAGAAATATCGCATAGTAAGTTGTATTTCCATCTCCAATACCAGCAACAAAAGTATCAAAACCAGTTACTGCTCCAGCTAAATTGAATGTTCCTGTTCCAGTTGTAGTACTAGTTTCTTTTACTCGATCATTTATTACTAATGCCATTTTTTAATCTCCTTAAGCCATGCTTATAATTGCATTCGCCGGTGTCGATGGACTCGGGAATGTAACTGTAAATGTGCCACTACTAGCGGTTTTAGTACCTGAAAAATCTAACACCACACATAATTTGTCTCCTTGATCATCATTATAAAGTGCTGCATACGCTGCAGCAAAACTAGCTGATGTCCAAACCGCCGAATCAAAATCACAAGATGCAACTGCTGTTCCAGACGCAACTGCATTACCTGTTAATGTTTTTCCAGTGGCTGTATAATTAGTTCCAGAAGAACTAACTTCGTTTGTAGAAACATAAACAGTGCTAGATGTATTATAAGGATTAGAAGTGTATAAAGCTAATTTAAAATCATCTCCTCCCGAAGCAAAATTATGTGTTCCGGTAAATAATTCTCCGCGAAATGCATAAGGTATTACGTTTGCCATATTTTTTTATCTCCTTAAAAAGTTGATGGTGATTCAGATTTAATAGGAAGACGAATAACCCCATCTTGATATTCGTTTCTGCGTCTGCGACCCATTTGTTCAGTTGCGTACGTCTCTAAAGCTTCTTTATAAAGCCCTTGATAGTGTTGTAGCAGATCCATCGGACCTTTCAAGTATCCATATGCATTTACCAGAGATGCGTATAAAAGTAAATCCTGATATTTATTTGATAGATAGGTCCCAGTCGTACTGACTGAGGAATCGGTTAAACTTACGGGCTCTTTATTATAGGCTAAAGTAATTGGATAAGCTGTATCTGGCGTAGGAGCTACCACCCAATATTCTTCATCCCAATTTGCATAATATTTAGGGATACTTGTAGAAGAAGACGCTGGCGTCGCATAGTATTCTGCTATAAAACTTGGATCTCTTTGTTCTAAAAAGACTTGATTTCCGTCATCATCTTTTAATTGAATATATCGAATAACTCTTAAATCCGCCGGAATCGTTACATATCGATTTCCAATTGTACATGTAGACGTAGCGTAAAATCTTTCTAAATCAGCATCAAAAGATCTATAAATTCTATTCTCCGCATTAATGATAAATTTACTTAAAACAGAGTCACTAAAAACTGTATCACCTACTTCTGTATAGTTTCTAATATCTGTTTGTAAATTTGCTAAAGTGTATGTTAATCCTGCTGGCATATTATTGTGGTCCTATTGCTTTTAATGTTACTGGTCCTGAAGATGTATTATAGCCACCTCCACTGATTTGTCCAGTAGTTGCAGTTCCTCCGCTATTAAAATAATAATAATTATCTGGCGTTACAAGATTTCGTACAGCTGCTAAAATTGCATGAGTAGCAGCCGTTGAACCATTCGCTCCTCGAGTAACTCCTGTTAAAACCTTTGAACTAATTCCAGTATAACTAATAATCTCAGTTCCAACTAAAATAGCATTTGTAGGGGTTCCACTAGGGTTATTAATTGTAGGAACAAAAGGTCCACTCGTTTTAAAGTTAGTTGAGCTTGTTAAAGTAATTCCACTGGTTGTAGTTGTTGAAGTAATAGCTGCCGCTAAAGTTGTTGTGACTGTAGTATATTTTCCAGGCACTATTGAAAATCCTGAAGCTCCACAAATCGTCGCTCCAGATATTCCATCAATGTTTGCAATATTCGCGAATCCAGGAACTGGATTACCTGCAACCGGTCCATCATCCCCAATGGTATCAGCAGTACCTGTACCAGGAGAAGTCGTAGGGGGTCCTCTAAATCTTACGGTATCACCATAACTTCTTTGATGATCAACTGAATATACATTTATAAGTCCTGAACCTGCAGAAACAGTTGTTAAAGCATTGTAATCTAAAAATCTTAAAGAATCGGGTGAAGGTTGTTGAGGTCGTGATTTCGTTAAAGCCGTTGGATCTGCTGCACTTGGTTTAGGATCTAATTGAGGTTGTTTAGATTCAAATTCAGAATAATGTACAAACAATCCATTCCATTGAGTAACCATTTCATTCCAGGGAAAAGATTGACCACTAATGTCTGAAACTGCTAATGCAAATTTTCCTTGTGCAAATCGTGCCATAATTATGCGCTAGATGGATAATATGTTTTCGGAGTAATATAAGTACTCGCTTCCGAACCATCTGCTGCCTCCGCTCTTAGTAATTCATCTTCGTATAATAATTTTAAATTTTGTGTTCTGTCTGGCGCATATTTCATACTTACATAATAAGCTAAACCTGCACACATACATGGAATATAATAATACGGAACATCAGCTGCATTCGTATAAGCACCTGCATCTTCGATTCTTTTCATGTAATAAAATTGAATTTGATCTCCAGCCTGACTTGAACCTGGAGTGGTGTATAAAGTAACTGTAACTCTATCTATAAATCTTTGAACCCAGTATTGCGAAGGTTGTCCTAAAGCTAATTTATTTGATAAAGCAGAATAAGTTGATCTTGAAATTTTTGTTAAAGGACTATCGGATTGACTTGTTGTTCCTGCGCTACTTCTATATGAGGCTTCAAAAATATCATCGGTACCATATAAAGCGGCACCTGCACTATTTAATAAAGTTGAAGTTCCATCGGCACTTGAACGATAGCCAATATATTGATTAGTAGAAGCGACAAGAGTTAAGTAACCATCGGCAATTTCCCAGAGATGAATACCTCTGTTCGCCCACTCTTGAAACATAATATTTAAAGAGCGTCTGGCAGTTTTTAACTGGTAACCAGCGACTCCTCGAATTCCACATCTTTCAAAGGCTTCTTCAATGATATCATCAATTGCAAACGTTTTCCCGAACGTTGCTGTTCCGGATGTCGTGTTAGCCATTTAGTCTCCTACGCGCCAGTGATCGTTATTGTAACGCTTCCACCAGCTCCCGCTAAGTTATAAACAATACCATCTTTACATAAAATACCAGAACCAGGAATGAAAAGTTGCATCCCTTCTGTATTATAATTATACGTAGCTACCGCAGTTCCAGGTGATCCTGTGCTTGTAGAATCATAAAAAATTATAGTAGAAGATGCAATTCCTTCCGCTTGAATAGATGTAATTCTACATCTACCTGTTCGTGCAAGAGTATTGCTACCTACAGTAGTCATATTAATGGTCGTTTGGTCACTTGTAAAACTTGACATAAATTTATCTCCTTAATCGTGAGCTCCCGAAGGAGCTCACATTATTTTATTTAGCTATTAACTCCAAGCAGCTGCGCCTGTGTCTGCGTCATTTGCTGTTGATAAGTCATGAGCAAAGTTCCAAATGCCTTTTTCAAAACAAGTAAAATACAGATAACAACCATGAGTTAAACTATTAGTTGCTGCATTCGCAGGTGTGTACGTTAATACCGTTTCATCTGCTATTGATGTGTCTATAGTTTGAACTGCTCCAGTAGCTCTACTTTCCACTTTTGAACCAGTTCTGTAAACATCACTACCC